TATCAATGTGCTCACTGTGAATATGACACATTGTTCATAGATCTCATGAGCGAGCACCTTTTTTGGGTGCATTCCATTCTCGAAGAGGAGAAATAACTAATGGCAAGACAAACATTGACCAAATTGACCGCGCCGGGGAGTTTCCCTGCGCTTCCGCTTACGGCTGATTCTGCTGATCTGCCGATGACAGCGGCAGACACATCAAATAAAGAACAATTTGTTGCGACTGGTAAAGACCTGATCGTTGCGCACAACACCGGTGCATCTGCTTATACGGTCACGATCACTTCCGTTGCCGATGGGCGCAACCGGCGTACAGGCGATATCACTTCCTATTCCATTGGGGCCGGGGAGTACGCTGCGTTTGGGCCGTTCGAAAAAGCAGGATGGATGCAGACAGATGGAAAGATCTATCTTGAAGCAAACAATACCGCTGTGAAGTTCGGCGTTGTAGCCCTACCTTAGGAGATTATTCATGGCCACAAGTGCAATCCCTGGATACGGAACTTTGTTGAAGATCGGCGATGGAGCATCGCCTGAAAACTTTTCGACCGTGGTGGAGGTGACCGAAATCGTGCCCCCACAGATCGAGCTGAAAACGGAAGATGCCACCAGCCATGATAGCAATGGCTGGGAGGAAGTGATCGGAACTTTGCTGTCGGGTGGTGACATCAAAGGAAAAATCAACTGGCGACCGACCGACCCCACCCATGATGAGACCACCGGTCTGCTTTATGCAATCATGAACCGTGTGAAGAAAAACTGGAAATTGGTCTTGCCAGGCTCGTTGAAAACATTTGCCTTTGCAGCTTTGCTGACAAAGTTCGAGCCTGAAACCCCGGTGGATGGGAAGCTCTCCGCCAGCTTTACGCTGAAGATCAGCGGGCCTGTAACCATCAGTTAGCCCGGTCGTGCAGTGAGTTTGTTGAGATCCCCCAAGTGGAAGACCTTCATTTGGGGGAGAAAATTTGGAAAAGGAAGAAAACACCATGTTATTGAATAAAGATCAAATCTTGCAAGCGCAGGATACTTTATATGAAGAAGTGGCCGTACCTGAGTGGGGCGGTACAGTGCGGGTAAAAAGCATGACCGGCACAGAGCGTGATGCGCTGGAAAGCTCGATGATCAGCGGCAAAGGAAAAAGCGCGACGGTGAACCTGGTGAATTTACGGGCCAAGTTGGTGGCTCGTTCAATCGTCGATGAAGCCGGAAAGCGAATCTTTGATGATGCAGACATCCCTGCCCTGGCACAAAAGAGTGCGGCGGCACTCAACCGAGTTTATGAAGTTGCCCAACGGTTGAGCGGCATCAGCCAGGATGATGTGGACGAGCTGACAAAAAACTCCGAAGCCGCCCAGAGCGCAGATTCTGGTTCGAATTAGCGCTGGCTCTTGGCGGCAGAACGGTGGCAGAGCTGCAGGCAAGTATGAGCTCGCACGAGTTTGCAGAATGGATCGCATACAGTCAATTGAGCCCGTTCGGTGATGGGCGTGCAGATCTGCGCATGGCAATTCTGGCAGCCACGATGGTGAATATGTGGAAGGGTAAAGACGACGACAAAGCGGCTACGCCCGATGACTTTATGCCACAGTTTGAAAAGAACATCGAAGAACCAGCCATCAGCAAGGAAGATGCGATTGCAGCCATCGATGCAGCTTTTACGGCTTACGCAATGATGAGCAATGCTCCCAAATCGAGAGACTGATTTGGGAAAGAAGGAATAAATTGAGATGACAACGATTGCAACCCTGGCCGTACGTTTGATTGCGGACGCTGAAAATTATAAAAGAACACTGGAGCAGACTGAACGACAAGCGCAGAGCTGGTCTACAAACGTTTCTCAATCGCTCAAAACTGCTGGCGGGGCAATGACAAGCACTGGGCAGATGATGACCCTTGGACTTACGGTGCCGATCATTGCGGCTGGTGTAGCAGCACTCAATTATGCATCTGACCTTGAAGAGACAAAGAATAAAGTCAGTGTGGTGTTCGGTTCCATGTCTGATGATGTGATGTCGTGGAGCAAAACATCTGACACTGCCATGGGGATCTCGCAGCAGAAAGCACTCGATGCGGTTGCCACCTTTGGAGCCATGGGCCAATCGGCGGGATTGAGCGCCAATGACAATTTGACCTGGTCTCAATCGCTGGTGCAGCTTAGCTCGGATTGGTCGAGCTTTTACAATCTGGACCCGGTCGATTCGCTCAATGCCATTCAAAGCGCGGTTGCCGGTCAATATGAACCATTACGCCGCATGGGTATTGTTATCAACCAAGCATCCCTTGAGCAAAAAGCGCTACAACTTGGTTTGATGGAAGAGGGCGGAACATTATCTGATGCGGCACGGTACCAGGCGCTGTATGCGTTGATGGTGGAGAAAAGTTCTGCGGCACAGGGAGATTTTGCCAGGACTGCAGACGGTGTGGCAAACCAAACGCGTATTGCCAAGGCTCAATTCGAAAACGCGGCGGCCACGTTGGGCACACAATTATTACCTTACGCGGCCCAACTGTTGGGGTGGATCAGCCAAGCCATTACATGGTTTCAGGCATTGACCCCTGAACAACAAAAATGGATCGTGGGGATCGCTGCTGCTGTGGCCATTATTGGGCCATTGTTGATCGTGATCGGTTCTTTGGTAACCGCCATCGGTGCAATTGTGGGTGTGGTAGGTGCCATTACTACCCCGATCTTGATCGTGATCGCTGTGATCGCAGCGTTGATCGCCATTGGATATTTGCTTTATCAGGCATGGATCAATAATTGGGGCGGAATTCAGGAAAAAACAGCGACTGCCATTGCTTTCATTCAAGGCATCATCAATGGCGGCATTCAGTTCATCCACGACCTGACCAGCGGAAAACTTGGTGTGATGAGCGCAATCTGGTTGAACACGTTCAACTTTATCAAGACCTACATCCAGAACTTTATCAACTTTTGGAAGGCGATATTTGCGGCATTCACAGCTGCAGCCAACGGTGACTGGTATACGTTCGGTGCAAAGATGCGTGAGGCTGTGGATCTAATTTTGAAAAATATTGCCGACCTGGTGAAGACTTCGTGGACGAACATCAAACTAGCCTTTAGTGCTTTGATCACCAATATCATTACATTTTTCAAAAATGCTAATTGGGCCGATATCGGACGAAACATCATGCAGGGTATTGCGAACGGCATTTCGGCAGGAGCGTCCTTGATCATCAGTGCTGCGAAAAACGCTGCGAGTGCAGCATTAGAAGCTGCCAAAGGCTTCCTTGGAATACATTCGCCTTCGACAGTATTCCAGGATCAAGTTGGCTGGCAGATGGCAGCTGGGGCAGCGATGGGTTGGGAAGAGGGCCTGGATGCGATGCTGGCTCCCACCATGCCTGGGTTGTTGCCGAACGGCGCGGGCAGTACAGCAGGAACCAGCACGATTGGAAGCGTAGCTGCGTCCAAAGGCGGAAACCAAATCTATCTCACCGTCAATTTGAACACAATGGGATTGTGGGATGAGCAGGATGTCGCACGACGCATCGGCCCGGCGGTATTGACTGTAATGCGTGAAAACGGGGTGTACTAAATGGCCAGATACGGGAGCTTCAAATATAGTGCGGAGAAATATGGCGCTGTCGCGGTTGATCGCAGGTTGAGCTGGGGATTGGAGGTGGATTGGGACAACGACGGGATTTTTGACGGGTCGAATGAAGCAGGTTATGCCATCGGTATGACGTTGAAACGGGGCAGGTTGTTTTTTATGAAAAGCGGCGGTGAAGGTTTTCAGCCTGTCGATGTTGGTGAGATCACGTTCACGCTTCAGGATATTGACGGGCGTTTCGACCCATACAACATCGATAGCCCGTTGTATCAAAGCATATTACCGGGACGCAGGATTCGGGTGACGGTCAAGGATGAAACGAGCGGAATTGTTTACCCGGTTTTTTATGGACGGTTGAAGGAACTGCGCCAGAATTATGGAAATGTGCAGACCGTGACCATGACCGCACAAGACGAGCAAAAGCTGCTGACCGAGAAGCGCATTCGAACTAATATTTATACATCGATCCGTTTTGATACAGCGATATCCCACTGCCTGACACAGGCGGGTTGGGATATGACGACGGATATCGACAGCACTGTGTCTGACACCATGCCTTATTGGTGGGCGCGCGGCGATGCCGCATTTACAGAGATCATGAGCCTGGTCGACGCAGTGTTTGGACGCTTTTTCGTTAGTGCAGATGGGACTGCCACCTACCTGAGTCGGTTGCAAAACGACACAAGTGCAGCGACATTGAACGACAGCGATGTAATGCTTGATTACGGAATTCGATTGCCAAGCCCTCTTGATGTGGTCAAAAATATCATTCGCATTTATGCACGAGCAAGGACTGCGCATACCAATATTGAATTTTGGCGACTGGCAGATACCCCGACTATTCCGGCTGGTGAGAGCAGAACCATATGGGCTGAGTTCCGCTATAACAATGCCGATGTTGCCGCCACCAGCGTGACAACTCCAGTAGCGACAACTGACTATACAGCAAACACTGCGAGCGATGGAAGCGGTTCAAACCTGACCGGTTCCATCAGTATTGTGATGACATCGTTTGCCACAAGTGCAAAGCTGGTAATCACGAATAACTCGGTAAGCGCTGCATATATCACTTTGTTGAAAGTGCGCGGCAATGGCGTAAGTGCTGATGAATATACTTTTGCCGAAGAAAGCAATGACGCCAGTATTGCTATTTATGGGGAAAGAGAATTCATTGTAAAAAGCGATTGGTTGCAAGACCTGAACAGTGCCATTGATCAGGCTCAAATCTATTCAACCCAACTGGCTGAATTGAAGAAATTCCCACGGGTAAAGTTGAGAAACAACCCATCAAAGCAGTTTGGGCTGGACTTGTTCAATCTGGTTTCCTTGTCGCTTACCAATGTTACCGAAGATCAGCGCATCAGCTATATCGAACATCAATGGATAAATCGAAGCGGTGATGTGCTTGATACATATTTTTATTTCGAACCAAACATGGCCGGTAATACAAGCGGCACATGGATTTTCCCGGCAACGTTTGGGTTGTCGACTGTATTTTAGGAGGCATGATGATCTATTCAGGAAATGATCGTGCGAAAGAGGTAGGATGCAAGACCTATCGGGAGATGATAGACCTTCTGGCGAAAAGGAATAATTTCATTTGGACCGGCCAAGTTGATGAGGGCCAAGACCTAGTTGTGAATGCGCGCATTGATTATGGACGCTGGATCGGCGATTGTCCATGCGGAGCGGCTGGCTATGTGGAGCCAACTGACCCAATATATTTCTGTGCCCTTTGTGGAAACCATTTCGCAAATAGAAAAGCGGTCATGGTGATATTCCCTGAAAACCGCAGCGAAATAGAAAATGTATTGAATGAACGAGAGATCATACCGGGAGCAGGCGCTGGCACTCAGTCCATGTTGAATAGCCGGGCACGATATGGGGGGGCAATACGCAGCTGGAACCCAGGCGAGAGCGTGGGTGACCTGCGCGATCAATATGCTCGGGCGAGAGGAGTGAGCAATGGCGTATAACGCAGTCCCTACCGTTGCAACTGGCGATAGCTGGAGTGCCAGCCAGCACAATACGTATATTCGGGATAATTTCACTGCTTTGTGGCCTTATACAACAGCCGGGGATCTTGCATTTGCATCAGCAAGCAATGCCCTGAGCAGACTCCCGAAAGTTGCTGGCGGGCTTTTATATGGTGGAGTGAGCGGGCCAGATTACCTGGCGCTGGTTGCTGGCGGGTTGTTGTATGGTGGAGCGAGTGGGCCAGCTTATTTGTCCTTGGCAGCTGGTGACATTCCCTACCGCGGCGCATCCTATCCGTTGGCGCTTGCCAAGCCATCGGTTGATTCGTTCCTGCGAAACGGCAGCAGCGGGGTGCCCGATTATGTGGCTATGGATAACATCCCCGGTTTGCTGAATGCCTATAATACTGTCGATTATGGACAAGGCGGACAGGCTATAACAGGATCATCCTGGGCAGATATTACGGGAGCCACCTTCAACCTAACCACCACGCGTACCTGCAAAATATATATAGATGCGGATGTTACCGGATATTGCACGGGAACCGGATACGCATTTATGGTGCGTGCCGTGGTCAACGGTGTTGCTGATGCACAGGCAAATCAGATATTCAACGGCAGCGCAGTTCGAAACGAAGCCATGCACTATCACTATATGCATACCAGCGAACCAGCAGGAACGTTTGCTGTCAAACTACAGGCCAAGGGCGTGGGCGGCGGGCAGACGATATACCTAGAACGCACCAGGCATACCGCGTTGGCATTTGTGAATTGATGCCAATATGAGAAATATTATTCTTGCCTGCCTGGTTGTGTTGTTGTTTTTGCTCATGCTGTATGCCGCTTTTTGGGTGGCGGGATATGCAGCAAGTTTAGGATATCGATGAAGGAGAATTTATGACGGCATCTTTCCCAACAAGTGTCAAACCTTTTACTGCCAAAACTGATGGCATCGATGATGTAATGGCTGTGGATGTAAATGAGATACAGGAAGAGATCGTTGCAATGCAGACGATCTTGAAAGATATGATCGATGCGGCGACCGAGTTGACGATCGCTTCGGACGCGATCACGATCACACAGGGTAATCACAAACTACAGCCGCAGAGCGGTACCGCCGATGATCTCTCGACGATCAACGGCACAACCGCAGGTCAGTTCGGGGTGCTGTATGCTTCCGATTTTGGCACAGACACGATCACCATAAAGCACAATGTCGGTAATATTTTGTGCATGGGTGGCGCAGATATATCCCTAAGCTACGGCTGTGTGTTTTGGCATTCCAACGGGACAAAAGTATTTATGTCGGGTGGAGGTGGAATAAGTACACCTGTCGGTGTGGCCAGTGGCGGTACCGGGCAAACAACTGCTTATGCGGCGTTTGATGCATTGACCCCGCAAGGTGCCAACATTGCGTCAGCATCTACGACCGATATTGGCGCAGCGACCGGTGTCAATGTCAACGTTACCGGCACCACGACAATCACGGCGCTGGGGACTAAAACATTGGGGGTATACCGTTTTGTGAAGTTTACGGGTGCGTTGATCCTAACCCATAACGCCACATCATTGATCCTGCCGGGTGGGGCAAATATCACCACAGCCAATGGTGATTTTGCTATCTTCGTTTCGCTTGGATCTGGCAACTGGAAATGCTTGCTGTATTTCTCTTCCACTAATTTTTGGGGGCAGAAAGCAGTGCCCACTGGTACCGTGGTTGGTATATCCGATACGCAGACCTTGACCAACAAACGGGTCAATCCGAGAGTTTCGTCAGAAGCATCTTCAGCGACCCCTACAATCAATACAGATAATGTGGACGCGCACAGCATT